TCATCCTCCATCCAGATTTGTGGGAGTTGTTTCTTGTAGATAGGAAAGTCATTCATGATCAAAGTTCCTCCATCATTTCATCAAGTTCAACTAGGTTAAGATTAACATCATCCCACTTTACTCCATCAGGTGTTTCCTTAGATCCACAATCAAGGATAAGTTCAACTAGATCATTATATCCACGATGACGAAGACGACGTGCTTCGGTATACAAACCTTCGTCATTACCAATCCAGAGTGCTACATTCCAGGTCTCATAATTGGTCCATCCATTATACGTGGTGTCTTCGATTGTGGTTTGGAAAGTTGTGTTAGTCATGGTTGAAAGTGTCTTACACTAGTGGAGCAATTTAGTGGTGAGTAACTTTAATACTCATAGATTGAAGTGTGTACGATAACCACTCCACTTCTTATTATACTCTCTTTTTAACTTTAACCATTCAAGGTCTTGTGAATACTTAATCGCTTTATACGTGTCAATGATGTTCTCTTTAGACAAAGGCGATTCCTGTGGTTTGTAATCATCTTGATCCATATCTTTCTTGGTCGGAGGGAGATCATGTGGACGATATGCAGAGATGAATGGTGCTAACTGATGACACAATGGTTCTGGCAATTGTGTGTTTGTTAGATGATAAATGTGGTGATTCATACTTCTTGAACATAAACGATTTGACTCCGTGTAACACCTTCACGACGTTGTACGATGTCATATGCTGCATGTAGATGTGGTGCAGATACTTCTACATCATAACGGTATCCATCCTCATTGATGACACCACGAAAACGACGTTGATTAAACATGACGGAGAATAGATTTTTGTTCTGGAGTTAGTTTGATACGTTTGTTAAATGTTGAATACAAATACTTACTCAGATACTCCTTAGCAGATATATCACCCAATCTATCACATTCGTTCAAAACAAAATCAATACCAATATCTGCATATTCCCAATCTCTTACAAATTCAGGATCAAATAAACAAAGAAATTCAATGTCATCAATGATACGATTATCAGTTGTCATGATTAGAAAGAAAGATTGATACGATGTTGTTGGTTTGGTTCAACAAAGTCACTTGCTCCTTGTAATACATTAGACGTGAATTGTCTAGCATCAGCGGATTGCCAAAGAAGAATACCGATGATGATGATAAGAATTGGTTTCATGGTTTGGATTGGTGGTTATGTAGATGGAGCAATTTAGAGGTGAGTAACAATATTATATCATACATCCTCTGTAAGGTGTCATAAATCGATTTCTAGGTGGTTTCGTTGGGGTGAGGGTGTCATAGGTCATCTCAGACGAAATTATGGAAAAAACAGTTTTTAACACTTCGAGATCCCTCTCCACCACTAGACCAAGAATAGTGCATCTGTATCACCTATCAAAGGGCAAAAAAAGGGGTCTTACCCCACCGAAATCATTTCCTCAAACCTATCTAAGGTTGCGAATCTGACAACACCAGTCTCATCGGTGAGTTCAATCATGGGCCACATAGGTGAATCAGCGAGGAACTTACCACCGGTAATAGTGTGAATCATACCGGTTCTATCGTCCTCTACTTTACATCCAGTTGCTTCTTGAACCCAGTTGAGAAATGCCATAATGAAAAGTGATGTCTACACAAGTGGAGCAATTTAGAGGTGAGTAACAATAATCATCTCTTAATTAGTTCCTCATTCATACATTGCCAACGATTGATGTCTGAGTTGTAATACTTGTTGATCATATCTGTTGCGACTTGACAACACTCACTATCAAGAAATCCCCATGTTACATACCTCTCAAGATATGCATATGCCGTCTTTTGTGCTAGTACCGGTGTCTCACATACAAACAAAATATACGTGAAGAACTTATTCACAGTCTTGATAACATCGTTAGGTGTGTCACTATAACATTGCCACTGATCTTTACTCAGGTTTATGTTCTCTGTCTTCACCTTTGTCTCAACATCAAAATCATACTTATCAACTATTTTGTCACAACCCTGACAACTCAATGCACTCCATGAGAAGTGATAAATTCTTGTAGTTGTTCCACAGTGAGGACAACGAATCATTTTACCACCGATACCTGCACGGGTGGATTTAGTCATCAGTGAGAATTTCATGGTTGTGGTGTGGTTGATATAGATGGAGCAATTTAGAGGTGAGTAATAATCTCACCCCATAAGTTCAACGAACGTAGAGGAATGAACCGTAAGGATCTACTAGATCGGGGTTCTCAACTAAGGACTCAAGAAAGAACCGGATGCCCTTAGCAGGTCCTCTATATGATGCGGGTTTGTAACATGCTTCAGTCTCTTTGTCGATGAACATGAACACACCCTCAGTCTCATATGAACCATCGGAGTTAACACGACCTTGATTGACTTTGATGTACTTCTTAGCTACCGTATAAGACAGACGAGGATAGAAAGAACGACCGGACTCGATCGAGTTAACCTTCCAACGATCATTGACTTGTTCGATAAGTGATTCAGTGAGGAATTCGGTTTTGGTTTGTGTGAGTGTCATAAGTTGAATGAGTGATTACAATAGTGGGGCAGTTTAGAGGTGAGTAACATTATTAACTGTGAACATCCATGAAATCTTCTAATGTAAATCCCTCACCTGTGTCAGTCTCTTCAATCAATTGTTCGATTGTGAGTTCTTCCATCTCTTTGCGATATTGTTCTGGTGTTGGATCTTGTGGATCATAATCGTCATGACAGAGATATTCCCACTCATGAACAAGTGCATCCACAAGTTGTTCTTTAGTGTAGTTCATATTAACGACCGTTAGTGTAGTCACCTACGAGTTGATAATGTCCTTTGACATTATAGTATCCAACCTCTGCGTATCCATACTCTTCAGAGAGATTAAAACAGAGATCCCATGCTCTGTCAAGATCACCAAAGCAACTGGTGTTTTCATAAGGATCGGATGGACATTTAACGAGGTAGTTGATCATAGTTTGAATGTGTGGTTACATAAGTGGAGCAATTTAGAGGTGAGTAATAATCTACCCACCTCAGTTAGTATCAGAGAACTTGAGGGATCTCTACGATTTCAGGTTCTTGATCATCAAACTCATGGAGATTGTAACAAGTCCAGAAACCTTCTTCCCACACATATGCGTATTCTTCACCCTTATCAAGATACTCAAAGAGATCCTTATCTAAACGGGGAGGAGTGTTCTCACCACGCTCTGAGTAATACTGAGGAGATGCTTCTGACTTAACTTTAGTGTAAACAGTCTCACCATCTTTGTTCTGAACATACTCAAACTTGGAAGAACCATCGAGTTGAATCACTTCCTGTTTAAGAGGTTCAGATTCAAAAGTGTGAGTGGAATAACATGCGGACATGTCACCTCCATCAATCAAATCAGATGCTAGTTCTTGTGAATTAAAGTTCTCGACAAGTTTAACACCCAACCACTGAGGATATGAATCCCAGTGATGATATGCCGAAAGAATTGAACCATCAATGAGTTTGATTCCGATTCTGCCTCTAGTTCCCATGATGTGTGTTTGGTGAGTGGTTACACTACTGGAGCAATTTAGAGGTGAGTAACATTATTTTTTACATACACCACGAACAGCTTTAGAAATAGTGTCAGGTTTTACATTTTTAGCTACAGCAAATGCCTCCAATTCATTCAAGAGAACATCATCACCAAATGATCGATATGACTCAACAATCTGAAAGAATTCTGATTTTGTCAAACCCATAACTACAAACTCCAGATATTCTATTTCATTACTAAAAAATAGTGACATCTTGTTATTATCAATTCCTTCCATACAATCTTGAACAATATGTTGTGATTCATGTCTCAAAGTATCATAATCATTTTCTGTCCACTCAACCTCTTGATCTGATGTTTCGATTCTATCATCCTGACATATGATAATTACATTGTAGTCAGGAGAATACATACCAGATTTACTACCATCACATAAATCTGTCTCATTCAGGATAACTTTAACACCTACATCATTCAGAGCTTTTCTTAGTTCATCATGACTTGAATCTATCTTTGCACTCACACCTGGAATTGTCAGGAGTGATAGACCAACAACACTTGATGCAATCTTTTGAAATATCTTCATCACTTCTCCAACCAGATGAACTCAACTCCACCATCTTCAGGATCTTGACCATCAACAATCCACTCATCCATGAGAGCTTTTGATGTTTCAATGTCTTCCAATTCTATAAACTCCATGAACCTATTAAAATAGGTTTTGCCCATCACATCAATGACATTTTCCATGGTGACATTCATTAGTTGTTCTCTTTGAGAGTTTTGAGGTTAGAGAGAAGTTGAGTTACTACACTTTGTGAGTATCCCACAGCAAATGGTGCCGTGTGACAAACATTTTTGGGATCAGATTCATCACAATCGTAGTTTACTTTATTGAGAACTTTGAGGACTTCCTCTACACTCTCAACAATAGTGTCATAGTGTGATCTTGAAATTGTGATTGGTTCCATGGTGTGTAACCTTACATAGATGGAGCAATTTAGGGGTGAGTAATATTATCACCCCCATCTAGTTAGTTGAACTTACCGCTGGTGAAGTTAGTATATGCAAACACAGGACGATCAACGAGTTTGTAAGAACGACCAGAGTCAGAATAGAATACGAAACCCTCACCCACAACCTCAGTGCCATCAGGTAGATAACACTTAGGAGAGTCATGAACAATCATAGAAGACATGAGATCTTCTTTGATGTCAGTCAACAACTGATACAGATTTGTGAGGAAGTTATCACCTAGAATCCAGTTGAGATCAAGATCTTCAGGTGTTTGACCTGACTTGATAAGAGCGTTGATCTGTTGTTGAGCTACAAATGACTCTTTGTCAGTCATAAACTGAACTTTACTGAGATTAAACACGGGAGGTTTGACATTCTGATGAATGAAATCGACAGAAGGTTGAACCCACTTGATGTGTGGAGTGTCGGTGAATACCTCACGGAGAGGTTCAGCAACTGCGTCAGACAACTTACCAACTACATCATAGATTGTGTGAGGTGCGATGACAAGTTTTTGTTGAATGACTTCAGGAAACACATAAGTTAGAGTGTTGTTCATGAAGGCACTTGTGCGACCAAAACCCATGAAGTCACCCTGATAAACACCAGTGAAGATGTCACGAGGAATATACTTCAACATCAAAAATAGCATGTCTGCTACATCTTCCTGATGACCGAAGTGAGTATGAACATCCTCGTTGTTGTAACAGATACGATTCTTTTTCTTGTTAAATGCCGCTTTGGTACACACAAAGAACTTACCAGTTTCTGGATGTTTACCCCACACAATAGAGGGTGCACCATCAATCTTAAGGGACACATGTCCAGGACCATAAAGATCTTTGAACGCTCTCAGATCACCCGTGAGGATGGTGTCTTCTGGATGTGGGAGGTGTGTGTTTGCCATAGTGGTTGAAGTGTCTTACAGTAGTGGAGCAGTTTAGAGGTGAGTAATATTATTCAGGACGAACTTTGTGGATAGTTCCATAACGATCATATCCTAGACCGTCAACTCTTTTCTTAAGATGTGCCGTGTTAAGAGCTCTAACCTCAATCCTTTCTTTGATGTGTCCAGTATAAACTGTGATCTCATAGATGTTCATAGTGATTGAAGTTGTTGAAGTTTATTCTTTCTACCAATAGTAGCAACTTCGTATGACTTGAGAAGAACTTTACCATCATATGTCCACCGAAGTTGCTTAGTCTTCAGTGAACATACACGTTTGAGAGTAATCATTCTGCGTCATCCTCTTCTAGTTTCTTACCTGCCATGGATGGACCAATCCAAACCCGACCATCTTCATAATATTCAAATACGTGACTACGACGAAGTTCTAAGAGTAAATCATATCGTTGACGTTGATCTTGAGTGAATTTAAAATCCTGTTTACGATAGGTTTTCTTAAATTCAGCAAGTTCAATAAGAGTTGAACAACGTTGTTCAGTTGTAGAGTGTGACATGTGTTCGTGTGTCTTACAATAGTAGAGCAATTTGGAGGTGAGTAACAATATTATTGTAACCCATGGGCAAATAGAGAGGGAGGTTTCCCTCCCCTTTGTATCATTTATTCACAACTTTGAAGAATACTCCATCCATCAGGTAATCAAACAAGAATTTGATATCTTCACGGAGTTTCTGAACTTCAAAATTGTGAATCTCAACTCGTGACTTGAAATCCTCAGTATAATCGGAAAAGGTGAGTAGAGTTTCGGGACGAGACATTAATGTCTTGTGTGGTACATCAGTGGAGCACTTTAGAGGTGAGGTATATTATTTCTTTCTACGTTTCTTGTGTTTGTTGATAAAGTTACGAGCACTATCCTCGTTGTTGCATACTTTGAGTTGTTTTCCTTTATGAATGATCATCAACCTATTACCAAAAGGCACACAGGCATACATCTCTGGGTCATCCCATGCACCAATAACGAAACCATTCTTAGGTGGTTTCGGTGTCAATATGTTTGAATTAGTTGGTTGTTCCTTGTTCTTCATATACCATATCAAGCGCCCATTGCATATCAGGGTCTTTCTTATGTTTATTATAATACTTTTTGTCTTCTGGTGTCAAGAATGATAGATCTGCACCTTCATATATTTCTTTGGTGTATTCTCTAATCTGTCGTTTAGATAATTCTCTTAGTTTTGATGGTGACACTACCTTATCAACAACCAACTGAATAGTTTGAACCTTATTTCCGAGTTTTGTGCTAAGAGTGACGTTTTTAATCGCAATATATTTCATAAAAAAAGAAGGTCGTTAGACCTTCCTATTATATCACGTTGACATCCTTTTGTTTACTCTTCCAAGGATCTTTGTTCTACCCTTTGCATCTGGTTTCTTCCCAGTAGCATCAGAGTATTTCTTGGTTTCCTGATCCTTCATAATACCTTTCAACATTCTCTCACCCTCTCCTCGTCTCTTGTCTCTCTCGGCTCTAGTCATACCTGAGGCAGGTGTTGGCTTATAACCAGGTGCCACAGTCTTAGTTGTCTTCGTCTTCAATAACTCAGTTGCTTTCTTCTCTGTCTCTTTTGCTCTTGGTTTCTCAGTCTTTACCTCTCCACCACTCTTTCTTGCTGCAATACGAGCCTGTGCTGCCTTCTTTCTCTCTGCCTTAACCTTATCAGCGTAAGATTGTCTGACCTGTTTGTCGTCTAAAGCTTTAGTAGGTTGTTGTTCTATGTTAGAACGAGCCTTTGTGTCTCCAATATCCTTTCTGTCCTTATATGAGGCAGCAGGGGCAGTCTTACCACCACCAACTGCCTTGACTCTCGTTCTCTCCCCTTCACTCTTTTTCCTTTCTGGATATTTACGACCACCAGCACCTGTCTGACGAATAGAAGCAGCACCAGCTAATGCAGGGTCTAGGGCCTTTGCTTCCATGAAATCTTCAAAGGTATATTGTTCGTTATTTTGTTTCTTATTACCATCAAGGACTTTCTTAGCAAGAAGTCCAGCACCAACAACACCTGCCCCAATAGCAGTTGCCTTACCAGGATTCTTTACTGCATAATCTACTACTGACTTTCCTGCGGACTTAACAACATTACCTACTTTGTTACCAACATATGATTTTGCTGCATCACCACTAACATATCCAGGGTCTTTTCCAGTTTGATTTAGTGTATCTCTTCTTGCTTTTGGATCATTATAGAAGAAAGTCTTTCCTTTCTCACCAAATTTCAACTCTTGAATATCAACACCACTTCTCCAATCAGAATATTGTTCTTTTTTAGTATTTGCTCTCTTATCAAACTGTCTACCAATCTTACCACCAAGTTTGGAACCAGCAATGCCACCAACTATATCGCCGACTGGTAACGGACCATCAAGAATACCACCAGCAATACCACCAGCAACACCACCTACCACGGCACCTGTTTTTTCATATTTACCATCACCAACCATTTTACTTTGATTGCCTTGTGATGCTTTTACTTTTGCACCCTGACCTGATTTTATTGCGGCAGATTGTCCTTGTTGAACTGCTCTACCACCTTTTTTGCCACCAAGTTTAACACCTTGTCTGACAAGTGAACCAGCTCCACCAACAAGTTCTGTAATGGATTGTCTCTTCATATCCCTACTGGAAGTCATACATTATTTAGAATAAGGCACAAGGGTCTTATGTCAATCCAGTAGACTTGACTGCCCTGTCTGTTACCAACGATCAGGTGTTGATAGGTCCTCAACATAAGCTGAGACACTTTCATTACCTTGAACATCAAGAACTTTCTCCCAATCAATCTGACTAGGATCAAAGTCTTCAAACACATCCAGTTCTAAAGTGACACGGAAACGTTGTTTCTGAGCGTAAGCGAGAGACATGAGGAGAACCGTTTGGATTACCTAATCATTATATAGCAGGTTTTTCCATATTTGGTAGTTGTATGGACACTTTTAAAAGTGTCCTCTTTTCTTAATAGGCCAAGTAAGGTGCATACCACCACATAACAACAATATTAGAAATGCAACATAGAGAGTTGAAATCATTGAATTACAAACACAGATGATGAATAATAATCAAACATAGCATATCCTTTACACTCTGCAAGTGACATATTATCAATGCGTTCTACAAGAGTACGATGTGATGGTGGATTCTTATTAGGATCAGAAAAATATCTATAGAAAGCACTACCACTAGGAGGCACTTCTCTTTTCAATTTTTCTTTTAACTCCATCATTGCATAAGCATTTTTATAGTTTTCTAATGCTTGATTAAAGTTTTGTATGGTCATTTAATATATCCTTCCTTAACAAGATACTCGCGAGTCAGTGGGGTAGGTGGATACTCAGTCCACATCTGTCCAGAAGCACAAGAATTTAGTGCGTCAGCAGTCATTGCTTCAGTCTTACCTGCCCATGATGCTTCTGCTTCCCAAGGCCATGCAGACTTTGGATAGGTTTTTTCTA